GATGGTGATCCTGCGCCATTGATAAGGTTGCTTCGGACGCTCGTAATGTTCTTCCACGAAGCAGCTTCTCTTGGAGTTCCGAGTTGTTCAAGGATTTCATAAAACTTCTTAACATACTCATAACCATCATCGTTGCGGTTAGATGATACAAACCTACGATATAGCTCTTTGAAGTATAGAGTTTCGCATTCGTTAAATCGACGGATCTGTGTTCCAGAGAGTTTCGCGGATTCAGCGGCATCAAGTTCAGCTTCACCCTTAGTCCTTTGCTTGCCTCCTGCTGTCGGTGCGCCAATACGATACTGACCGAGATTGCGATACAGATCGCCCATGTAGAACTGCATGAATGACATGCTTTCTTGGACGGGTAGGGAGAAACGATTCTGAACAAACTTAGCACCATCTGGCATTACGCTGATTGGTAGCCATTCCATTTGCTTGAGCATCTTGGTGGCATCTGGTGATTGACCCTCAACCATAAGCATAGAGTTGAGACGCACCGCATCAACCAAGCTGTTCATTGTGAAATCATACTGACGGCAAGCAACATACGCTGCTTCAGCTTGACTCTTAATGTCGTGGAATAATCCGCTGCCAACCGAATCAGTTAGCATATACATGATCTCACTCCAGTCATTGAACTTGCCAATCTGCAATTGGAGGAATCCATGCTGATCACGGATTGTTGCCTCACTCAATTTGTCAGACCCGCGCATTGAGCCGTTAATGTGAGTTACGATTGGGTTGTAATCTTGCAAGACAACACCCTTAGAAATTGTTCCGTCAAATTCTCTCCAGTAGATTTCATACAAGTCAATCTTCTGGTTGACGCTCAATGCCCAGTTAAATCCAGACTCGCTTATTGTCCGATAGAAATCTTCGCGTGATTTGTTGTGTTCGCTAAATGCACGATGGAAACGGATTGCATCAATTACTGCTTCGACGTTCCAGCCGAGGGCTTCCGCGACTTCCTTGTTCTCGACGATTTTGTAAAGTTCGTAGGGGGTTGGTCTGCGGCGAACAACGAACTCTTCAAGATTGCTGAAATCAACTTTGATATCATCTGGGAAAAGCAGATCAGAAAGGAAGATGTGTTTAGGCATCCAGCCCACGGGCGAATCCCACATGCCGATACCTTTTCCGTAGAGCAACATGCTTTCGATGTCTTGCTCTTTGTTGTAGAGATACCCTGGCCATTCGCGGATCGCTTGATCGAAGGCTTGCGTGATGTTTTCCGAGTGCATGAGCCTTTCACGCTCGTTGCCGTATTTCGTCTTGATCGTGGCGCAGGCTTGCCTTTCTGTGATGATGTCATAGTAGCTACTCTTCTGGTTGTTTACGATTGCTTCAAGACTTCCCCAGTTTACGTCTGACTGCCAAGCCAGTTTCTTTTCAGCTATCTTGCTGTAACCTGTTGGGGGAAAACGCTTGTAGGCTTTATAGACACGAATCCTTTTGTTCTCACGTCCAGTATTGTTGCGTGACAAGTTCTCGGCAATTGTCCAAGCGTGATTTGCTGAACTGATTCGCGTATTTGGAGGATTCCCATTCTCGTCCAAAGTAAGCAAACTAAAGTTATCATTTCCAGTAGAGATAGGCATAGTTAGTAAACTTTAATTTCAGATTTCGCTTGCGTCAAAGGATTTTGTTCATTCGTTCTCTGCGTTTCCCACAAACCTTGCATCCCTTGGCTTTCCTCTCCAGCGTTGTTCCAGCCACCTTGTCAATTAGTCTCGCTGCCGAATGGATTACATTTGCTGTAACGTCACCAGATTGCATCCAACATCTGTCTGGTGGTTGTAATGCACAAATCTGTTGCTCTACTTGATACTCAAGATCATCTGGAATTGAGTAAGCATTAGATCGCATATCCTTCTTGATATTGTCGATCAAGTTGTTCCAAGTCGATCCATAAACAATCGCGGGGAACTCAAGCCCGTTAAATCGAGTTATCGTATAACGATAAACCCAACCCCCAACTGGCCCTCTGTTTCGATCCTTTAATTTCATGCTTGTTGTAAAGATAGATTTATTGATATACTCCATGCATGTCAAGCTCGAAAACTATCAATCGCTATGGAATGGCATTCCCAGCAGATATGGATGATCTATCCATCGAACTATTCTGCTACTCAATTACTCGCGGCGAATACGGCAAACAATACTTCGTTAAGAATAACATTAGCCCAGATGACTTTAAGCTACTCTCCCCTTTCGAGCATTTCATCAAGGCAGTCCAATACCAATGGCCAACCGATGTAGCTATCAAGTCCCGTGGTTACATGAATACTCAGCTTATTAGAACGCTTGAAGAACTCTGTAATAACGATGACGTTGTTCTTGCTGGCGCGGCATCGATGGGAAAAAGCTTTCCAGTTGGTCTATGGATTCTTCTCGATTGGTGTTCCGCTCCTACCTGCACGTCATCATGGGTTGCTACCACTACTCTCGGCGCGGCTGAAGATCGTATCTGGGGTATCATCTCCAAGCTGTGGAAGTCTGCCCGTGTCAAGATTGGTAATCTTATGGACTATCGCCACATGATTGTTTGGGGTGGCGGTGATGGTGGCGACCAAAAAGATTATCGGAATGCGATAAAAGCCTTAGCCTTTCCTCAAGGCAACGAAGGTCAGAAGGCTATTGATACCACCCGTGGTCGTAAGAATGATCGTATTCGTCTTGCTCTGGATGAGCTTCCCGAAATGGAGATGGGTGCGCTGGAGGCTCGTCACAACCTTCACTCCAACAACGATAAGGTCTTTATTGGTATCGGAAACCCTTCCTCTGGTGACAATCCTCACACTCGCTGGTGTATGCCAAAGGGTCAGTCAAACTTTGATGGCGTGAACCTCGACATGGAGAAGTGGGAAACTGAGACGGGTGTTTGTCTTTTCTACAACGGCATGAAGTCTCCTAACTTCCAAGCTCCTCCTAATGAGCCGAGTCCCTTCCCATTCCTTATGGATCGCCGCAAGCAGATGGATATTCTCAAGTCTTGTTATGGTGATGAGAAGTCTGTTGGCTATATGCGGAATGCTATCGGTTGGTGGCCGAAGTCTGGCTTTGCTCAAACGATCCTTACCGCTGATCTAATCCGTAACGCTGAAACAAACGAGGAACCATTATGGGACTCTGAAGGTATGACGAAGGTTGCGGGATTCGATACTGCTTTTACCGCTGGTGGTGATAGATGTGTTCTTACTATCGCTAAACTTGGCTATGTTCGTGGCACTCGTAACAAGGTGATGTTCACCGAGAAGCAACACACCATCCAACTATCGGCGCGGGAGGCATCCGAGTTTGAGAACCAACTTGCTGAAGAAGTTGTTCGTATCTGCCGTGAACATGGTGTTCAACCACAGAAGTTTGGTATGGACGTTTCTGGTGATGGTGGTCGTGTAGGCCAAGCTATCATCAGAGAGTGGCTAAAGTATGATCAGAATGGACATAGTATTGTCCTAATCTCTTCAATGGGTAAACCTACTGATCGCATCGCGGCTGATGTGGATAAGCGTCCTTGCACAGAAGTCTATGATCGTCTCGTCTCTGAGTTCCACTACTCTGCATATCATGGATTCAAGTCCCGTGTGATCTGGGGGATTGATTATACTTCAGAACTTGGGCGCGAGCTATGCCTGCGTAGGTATGTTCTAAAGAACCGCAAGATCAGTATTGAGACGAAGAATGATTTCAAGTCCCGAATTGGTTACTCGCCCGACTTGGCTGATAGCTTTGTCTATGCAATCGAAATGGCGCGGAAGAATGGACTCGTATTTATCGGAAACGATAGAGCAGTTCCAACCAATCGGTTCTGGGCTAAAGAAGATCGCTTAGTTGAAACAACTACAGAAGAATACTCTACGGATGACTGGGGCGAAGAGTGACCTTGTGGTTGAGAAGGAAGATGCCGCCTTGCTGCTTCATCTTGGTTCTCTCCTTTATACGATTGTCGCACTTTGAAGATTGCAGTTTCTGGACAAAACATCGATGTGATAAGCCGTCTGCACGACCGATCCAGCATCAATGTTCGGGTTTGCGATGTCGATGGTGAACGTCCTGTCGCCAGAACCACTTGTGAAGATGAAGTCAGTGGCAAAAGCAAAGCCATACTCAAATATTGCCGTTGGGCCTTCAATGGTGCTGTTGCCGCTAGTGTCGGTAAACACCCGAAAGATATACTCTGCGGCCCTGTGGCGATTATCTGTGGAGGACGCGCCCCAGTCGTTTACAACAGAGAGGCGGATCAACGCGGAAACGCTAATGCCGCCCATTTGGAACGAAAACCGCTCTTTTTCTCCAACAGCGACAGATCCATTTCCATAAGTATAAGTTCTTGACAGCGCGGCTTTGTCTGTATGGTGCTGAAACACGTCAGTTGACCCAGTGTTTACATAAGCTGCTCCAGTGGTGGTTCCTACATCAAGTGATGTTGTCGCAGAGATTTCGTCAAATGATGCGTCTCGCCCTGGAGAGATAATTGTCCCTTGTTCTGTAAAAGCGTTGTTCCCATCAAAATCTAAAACTGCATGTCCTGTATTCCCGCGCCCTTCATACATGTTTCCAGAACAACCATCGAGCGCGGTGTAAAACCGAGCATGGCGACCAGAGATCGGGCCTGCATTCTGCGTGCCAATGGCAGCAGTTGGCCCTGGTTCCCCAATAATGTTCTGGCAAATGTTGCCTACAGACGTGCGCCCAAGCTGACCTTGATAATAAATCTGGCGGGTTGTGCTGACTGTTGCTGTTGCACCTGACGTTCCACCAGTGACTGTTTCACCAGGATCGAATTGGCCGCTGAACGTGCCGTAAAGCGAGCCTTCGGTTTCATCCACTGGGAACCCCGAATACAGAACTACAGTCGCACCTGACGTTCCACCAGTGACTGTTTCTCCCCCAGCAAACGTCCCCGAAATGCCATCAATGCGCAGCGGCACGCTCTCCATGCGAAAAAACGACACACCAACAGAATCGTGATAGAACCCGTGCGAGAAACTGTTTTCCCCGCATCCGCGCATCCGATAGCCTGCAAAAGACACACGGTAGAAGTAGTTGTTTATAAAGTTGTTTCCCTGAACCACGGGATCCATGTCAAAGCCACATCCAACATCTTGGATCATGCAGTTTTGGACTGTGGAGTTGTAAAGTGATGTGCTCAACGGGCTGGGCTGCAAGTATCGACCATGCACCATCTTGATTCCGATATACTTGTCGATGTCGGTATTTGTGCCAGCTTGATACTGGGAATAAATAGACTCATTGCCGATGACGCGAATGCCCTCAATCCTCGCCCAGTTGATGTTTGCGCCGGTTCCAAGCGCGGCTGGGCCAACATTGATGACGCCTTCGTTTATGCTGCTCGACAAGCCACCAGTCTGATGCTCTGCCTTTACGATTGGCATACCGAAGCCGTAGAGAGACGCAAAATTTGCGATCAGGCGAATGACGGGCTTGGGAGTCCCCATGTCCCCTGTGATCTGCGATCCGCGCAGCATGACTAGGCTCTTGTCGGAGTTTATGACGATGCTTTCAGTAACGCGATATTCGCCAGCGGGGACAAATACCACATTCTCTGTGTCCAGCGCGGCTTGAATAGCTGCAGTATCATCCGTAACCCCATCACCAACTGCTCCAAAGTCCTTCACATTAACCACATCTGCGAAGCGTTCTTGCAGATCGCGGGCTACTGTAGTTCCAGCAGCGAGGAATGGTGTAGTCTCGTTGAATGCTGATGCGGAAATCCATGATGTCCCATCCCACACATACATCGTGTTATCTACAGTATTGAAATACTGCATACCAACCTCAAGCGGATTGCCTTGGTTGTCTACTACTGGAGCCGTTGCTTTAGCTCCCAAATAGATGCCAGAGATCGCCGCGCTTTGGGCCGCTTCAATCGCATACTCTTTTGCGTTAGCTTCTGCCGTGCTTGCTTGTGTTGCACTCGCGGCTGCGTTGGCCGCACTCTTTTCCGCATCAGTAGCGTATTGTCCAGCAGTAGAAGCGTATGATCCGTTATTGGAAACGCAGGGATTGTATGGCTTACAGCAACTCATAATGAGTTAGGCTATCAATGCAGTAAACCGAATCAAGCTATTTTTTTCTTATGAGATATATATCAAATTATACCCTATATGTGCTAAACTTGTTATATTTCTAAATTTGTTGCGGTATCGGGTATAGTGGCTTTACTCTAGCACACCAGTTAGCTCCAGAAGATTAGCAGTCTCTTCTGTCACCGTGATGATTGCTTCAGTGTCACCTTCCATCGTCTTACCCAATTTCTGGATCTTGTCGATGTCTTTCTTCTTTACCCAGCAGTCCGAGTAATCCTGGCGAAATCGAATCTTATCTGGTGTTTCTCCGCTAACGTATCCACGGCAAGCCATGAATCCTTGGAACGAATGACTAGTATTCATAAATTAAATATCCCATCTCCTTTGCCCACGCTGGATTGTCATGGATGCGATTGTGACAAATCCGGCAGACAGCCATGAAAGTATCTTTATTAGAAAGGTTTTTACCCCTCTTACTCTTGTGGTGAATGTCCGTTGCTCCCCCACCACACACCCCGCATCTGGGGTTGGATAACAAGTATTCTCTTCTGACTGATGCATACTCTTTGTTTAAGACCTTCCTTCTATCGCTTACTGGCTTGAGCTTCCCGCCTCGCTTCTTAAATCCTTGCTTGGCGCGGAGAGGTGTTTTTCTTTGCATAGGTCTACGATCATTTGGACTTGCTCGCGGGATAGGATGCTCTTTGCTGTTGTCTCTATCTGGCTGATGAGTTGTCCAGTAACTCCAATCTTCGCTCCCAACTGGCGGCATGTCAAACCAAGTAATGCCCGTGTCTCTTTAAGGCTAACTGCGAAAGTGTTCCTTCCTTGCTGGCGCACTCCACGACTAGTCTCGTATGCTGACATACAAGCCTCGTATGCTCCTACTAATGGGTGATCCAGTCTCATTCGTGGAGTTAGTCTATAAAGATTTATTGACAGGTCAAGGCAATTCAATTTATCGTTTCCGATAATGCATAACGAGGCACAACACCAAACCGCGCAGATTATCCTAAACAATCTCCAATTCACAACACTAGCCTCCCAAATGCTACTGGCTTCAACGCTCAATGTTCCTCTGTTCATCTACTACGAAGTCGGAGAAGCCGCAGACTGCATCTTAGCCGTGCGAGCAACTGGTGAAGCTCACCTAGCAGTCCTATCCAACAAGACCATCCACATCAATAAATGTATGACTAAAGAGGATGAAGATCAACTGAGCCAAGAAAAAGTTGTCTTCGTTTTTCCAGACCGAGATACCGCTGGGCATGTTTGGGAAATCATTCAAGAACAACTTGATGAGTGGGTGAACAATGAACGAGATGAAGTTGTCATCATCCAAGAAGATTTGCAGTATTGAAAAAATATAATTGACACCAAGCAGAGGTAAACCTACCTTTGCACCAGCAGGAGAAATTCTGCCGTCTGCGTGAAGAACAGACGAAAACAGAAGTAATAAATTGAACACACAACTATATCGCTGCCTCCTTACCGATAATTCTTCACCCGTCAGTTCGCCGGACTTCTGGTCGGTAAGGGGGAGCGGCCTTTTACACAATGAGCAAATATGGAAACTTGAGGTATGGAGATCGCCGAGAGGATGGGAAAATTTTCCATGCCTACATGAAGAAATGCAAGAATGGTGAGCATTGGGTAACACCAGAAAAGTTTGCCGAGATGGAGGAAAAACGAAAATCCAAGCTTGCTGAAATCAGAGCAAAAAAAAGAGTTCACAGAATGGGTGATGTTCGAGCAGATGGAAAAATGTTTTGGTCCTACAATCAAAATTGCAAGAACGGTGAATGGTGGATGTCATCAGAGAAATTCTATAAACGTTTATCTAGAATATTGGGAATTAAAAAAGAGGATTATCACAAAAGAAAGAAATATAAATCCAATAATAATAATGAAACGCCAAATGAAAAAAGAGAAAGGATTAACGCTTATGCACGCAATTATGCTAAAAATAATAGAAGCAAGATAAATGATTATTATAGAAAAAGAAGAAAAGAAGACAATTTATACAAAAGCAATATATCAATAAGAAAAGCAATATCTAGAAGCTTTAATAAAGCAGGTTTTAGAAAAGGTTCTAAAACAGAAAAGATTTTGGGATGCTCTTTTAAGGAATTTAAGCAGCATATTGAAAATCAATTTCTTCCTGAAATGAGTTGGGATAATAGATCAGATTGGCATTTAGATCACATTATGCCTGCTTCTATGGCTAAAACACATGATGAACTTATTCGATTAAATCATTACAAAAATTTTCGGCCTTTATGGGCAATCGAAAATATAAAAAAGTCTAACAAAAATTTAGATACTCTAGTTTTATTTTAAATGAACTCTAATCCTAAAAATATCATCCGTCAAAAACGGAAGGCAAACTACACGGTCATCCCAAACGAGATGCTGAACAATGAAAACTTGAGCTTCAAGGCAAAGGCTATCTTGTGCTACTTGCTGTCGAAGCCGGACAACTGGTCGGTGTATCTCTCTCAGTTATCGAAGGCATCAACCGATGGATACGAGTCTGTTGTTTCTGGGATGAACGAATTGATCGCAAATCGCTATGTGTTTCGTAAGCCATGCAGCGGTGCTAACCCAGGTGGTTGGGAGTATTTTGTCTATGACGAACCTCAAGCTGAAGAACAACTCCCACTTGGGGAATCTCCGATTCGGGATTTTACCGAGTCGGGAAAACCCATGACTAATAAAGAAAGAGTTAATGAAGTAAATAAAGAAATAAAAACAAAAGAAAAAACTACAAAAAGAAAACCAAAACTCGCAGACCAACCTTTCCTCGACAACCTCCGTGAGAATAACCCGCGAGTTGATTTCGATACCGAACTACGGAAGATGGACAACTGGCTACTCGCCCACCAAGGGCGGCAAAGAACCAGAGCATTCGTGACTAACTGGATCAACCGAGTAGTGGACAAACTGCCGCCCGAAGATGAATGGCGACCAACGACAATCTAACTTTATCGGAACCGATAATGAAACAACTACCGATCAAATCAAACGTAGAGATGGCAGCACTTGCTCTCCTACTCCAAGACAACTCTATTTACACGCAAGGCTGGG